AACCATAGTGACATTTCTCCACTGGGTAGACAGATTTTATTTTACAGGAAAATAACGGAAACGATAATTTTATCCGATAAATACGTAACATAACACATCAAAAGGCACAAAAAAGGCACAAAAATATATTTTGAACGTTTTCATCACCCAAAAATCCGTTGGATATCACTTGCCGCTTTTTCCCTCATCTCTTCTGTGTAATGCAGATACACCTGTTCAACGGTGGTGACTGTATCACCTAATAAACTTGCAACAGTTCTTATGTCTACACCATTTGCTAATAAATTGGTGGCATAAGTGTGGCGGAAGTCATGCGGAGAATGGTTAGGCGTTATACGAATTATTGTGTTCCGCATTTCCGTGTAGTACTTAATCCCAGTGAGCCTTCCATCCATGTATGAAAATGGACGTTGATCAAGATATATTTGCAGCGCCTTGTGTAACTTTTGCGGGATTGGGATTTTTCTGTGACTGTTCTTTGTTTTTAACGGTTTAAATGTATATTTGCCATTATGCCCCTTTCCCCATTGTTTGTCTACTGTCAACTCTTTGCTGTTGAAATCGTTTACAGTAACAGCCAGCGCTTCATTGACACGAAGACCGCAGTATTCCATCAGGCAACAGATAATCCATGATGATTTACTGTGGTTGAATAACTCTTTGTGAATAATATCTAATTCAGCTTGATTAAAAGTTCGAATCCGATTTTCCTTGTTGTTCCTTTTTAGACTTTTATATACATAGTCTGTTAATACGTTTACAGCAATCACCTTATATCTGACGGCGGCTTTGAATAGTATTTTCAAAACAACAATGCTATTCTTACATGTTTTGTATGAGTAATTTAAGGCTGAAATGGCATGCATGCAGTCACTGTAAGTAATCTTACTCATCGGCATATCAAGCAGGGCAGGGAAACGGTTTAAAGCGTTCTTGTAAGAAATATATGTGTTGTATGCCAGTATACTTTTTTGATCTTCGAGGTAACTTTCTGAAAACTGCCGAAGAGTAACGCCCTCTTGAGATATGTCAATAGACAAAAGCCCTTTTACTTGCTTGAGTAGGGCTTCTTTTTCTTCTCCTGTTATATCTCTCTTATTCTTATATCCGGACTTTGTTTTCTGTCTCCATTGCCCAGCGTTGTCTTTATACCTAAGAATAAGCTGAAAGTATCTGCCTTTTTTTCTGATAAAATAGCTGTAATTGCTTTTCATTTTGCCCTTTCTATGGTATAATAAACATGAGGGTAAATCCATTTCTCATTTCATTCATCTTTTATCTCCCTCACAAAAGCACTCATTCTTAATCCTTTCTAAGTGGGTGCTTTTTATTTATGCCTGGAATGTTTTTTCATCTTCAACTATTTTGTGAAGATATTCTGTTGTTACTTCAAAGCTTACTGGATCGCCAGCAATGTTAATATATCTCACTTCATATGGTGTATTTAATATGGTTTCACGGTCAAATCCGAAGTATGCTGCCGCGTTACTTGTGGGAAGCAATTCCTTTAAATCATCATTGAGCTTGTATTTAGGGAATATTTTCACACCGTCTTTGATAATGGCAAGGTGATTTACCGTGCCACCACCTAATGTTATTCCACCGTTTGTACCAAAGGTAGGAACTATCCACAAAATCCCCTGACCGGACAAGATTGTATCTTCCAGATTATTTGGAATTTGCAATAATCGCAACTCTTCTGTGGATGAGATAAAAAGTGTCATCGTATATGGCGTCATCAACGTGACCTGATTATTTCTTATAGTTCCTGCTCTGAACTCTACCCCATAATGCCTTGGGCTTTCAGGTGCGCCATGTTTCTTAATCGTTTTGCCATAATTCCACGCCTGCTTATATGTTTCTGGCGTAAACGTTATAAAATCAGGTCTGTAGTCATCTACCGCAGCAACGCTAAAATTTAACGCCACAGATAATAATAATCCTGTTATAAAATTCTTCCTTCTCATTTTAACCCTCCTGACATTCAAAACATTGTATTTTCTGAAATTCTTTTAAAAGGTTGACTGTATCATCAATGGTGAATCTTTTTTCATTTCTAATACCATCTATCATATCTGGATTATTTCTAAGGCAGGTATGGGCAATAAGCAAAAAAGCGAATTTATTTGCTTCAAATTCTTTCTGTTCCACCGTGTCTTTTTTCAGGGCGTGCATAGAGAATAAATGATATCCGCCTTGGTGTAATAGAATATGCCCTAATTCATGGGCGAGAACAACATTTTGATGGTCAAAATCCAATTCTTTATTGATAAGTATAATCTGCTTTTTCACAAATTTAATGAATATGCCGTTCGGACCACCCATCATATCCGCATATTTAACCTTTATTCCTAAGCGTTCCGCCAATTCATTAGGATCATTAGTCCTATATTTCTTGATTATATCAAGGACTTTGGGCAGCATTCTCCTCATTTTTCGCCATCCTCATCACTTAATGCGAATTTTACATAGCTTGCAATCTTTTTACGTTTATCTTCGTCCATTTCGTATTCATATCCGTTAAACAGGACTGTTGCTCCTTGTAGTTCTTTATATATATCTATCTTTTTATCAGGTTGTTTTGAACCGTATTCTTCTGCCAACTCACTCACCGCCATCTTGGTAAGCCCCATTAATTCCGTGGGGGATATGTGAAATATTTCTGCAAATCGTTTGATCTTAGATTGTGACAAATCAACCTTCCCTGATTCTATCTTGCCGATCATTGAACGAGATTTATACCCTGCTAATTTGGCGAGTTCGTCTTGAGAAAGTTGCGATTTAATTCTTAAAGCCTTAATCCGTTCGTACATTGTCATATTATCACCTCTTTATATGTATATTACATCAAAGTAGAATTAAAATCAACAAAAATGTTAGGATATAAAAAAAATATGTTGACTTTAATTCCCGCATGATGTAGAATGTAATTAAACAAAAGGGAATAAAATTCCCCAAAGAAAAGGTGGTGAGACAAAATGTTTAATCGGGAGTTGTTTGATAAAGCAATTGATAAGGTTGGTGTGAGAAAGTCGTTCCTGGCAAAAAAACTTGGAATAACGCCCGCTGCATTCTATTACAAAATAAACAGCCAGCGAGAATGGAAGGCTTCTGAAATTGCGACTGTTTCAAAACATCTTCATTTATCAGATGAAGATATTAGGAGCATTTTTTTTGGGTAAAATGGCGAATTAAATTCTACAAACGGAAATCAATGGGCGAATTAGAAAGGAGAAACACAAATGAATGAAATACAAATTTTTGAAAACTTAGAGTTTGGGAAGGTAAGAAGCATTGTAAAAGACGGCGAACCATGGTTTGTAGCAAAAGATATATGCGATGTATTCGGTGCAACAAATAGAAATCGAATTATGCAGGATTTAGATGAAGATGAAAAGGGGTATACGCAAGTGACTACCCCTGGTGGACTGCAAGAGACAGCCACTGTTAATGAAAGCGGATTGTACCGATTGTTATTTTCTTTACAACCAACAAAGGCCAGAGGCGTTAGTGATGAACATATCCAGGATCGTATCGGTAAATTAAAAGCATTTAAGCGATGGGTCACTCATGAGGTCATCCCTGCTATCAGAAAAACTGGTATGTACATGACGGAAAACGCCGTGCAGAACATTCTCAATAACCCGACGGCTTTTATTGAAATCCTTACTGAATACAAAAAAGTGCAGGACGAAAACAAAAGTCTGACAATGCAGAATGCCAGCCAAAAACAGCTTATAGGTGAATTGAAGCCAAAAGCGGACTACACAGATTTAATCCTCAAAAGTAAATCCTTAGTGACAATCACACAGATCGCAAAAGATTATGGAATGAGCGGGCAGGCGATGAACAAAATTCTCCACAATCTGGGAATTATCTACAACCAATCAGGGCAGTGGCTTTTGTACAGTAAACATCAGGCAAAAGGATATACCCACAGTGAAACGGTTAATATCGTCCATTCAGACGGCAGGGAAGACGTGAAGATGAATACCAAATGGACGCAAAAGGGGAGATTGTTCCTTTACAACACACTGAAAAAAGAGGATATCATCCCCGTTATTGAGAAAGGAGCCTGAACGTGGACGAAAAAACAATTGCCGCTTACAAAAATATAAACAGACAACAAAAGGTAGATATTGGATCCCTGTACAGGAAAAAGCTTATTGAGTTTCTGGATAAAGCGTCCGACATCTACGAATTGGAAAGCGCTAACAAATGTATAAAAATGCTGCCGTATCTTCCTGATGAAGACAACACTGTATATGTAAAAAATGAAGATACAGGACAGATGGAGAAAGTGTTTCAGGGGTGAATAAATGCAAGAGGTATTCACGATAGACGAATTGGCTAAGCGGTGGGGGTGTAGCAAATCTACCATTGCAAGGCATGAAAAAGACGGATATTTGCGTCGCTGTTCAAATGTTCCTGGGGGAATCCATTATCCGCTTTCAGAAGTCCTTAAATGCGAGGACATTCAGCAGAACTATTCACCTTTATCTCCAGCGTCTCATGGGATGTTGGTAAGAAAAATAAATGCACTTCAAAAAGAAAATGAGAACTTATCAAAAAAATTAGAAAAAGCAAGGGAGGTATTGTCATGATTGATAAAGCAATGAATGTACTGTATGTGGTAATTTTCCTGTTTATGATTGCGGCTGTGGTGGAGGCTATCCGATGAAAGCGTTAATAGCATTTATAGCGATCGTGGGGTTGGCAGGATATGCAGTAGAGCCTGAACAGCCGCTGATTGCTTATAAGGCAACTATTTCCAAAACGGAAACAGTTTGGGATGTCTGCTCACGAATAGCCAGCAACCAAGATAACATGCAGGAATTAGTATGGCGGACGATGAAAGAAAACCACATCAATAATCCAGGCGAAGTACAGCCTGGGCAGGAAATCATTGTGAGAGTAAGGGCGGTGAAGAAATGAAAATCACTATAAAGATAAAACAAAAAGAGTTAAAAGCGCTCATGAAAAAGAAGCCCCACGGCAATGAGGCTTCCGATAATAACCAGCTTTTTGAGATTATTACAAACTGCCTTTGCGACGATTCAAAATCTCTTTCAGAGTTTCTGAAATCGCTTCATTATTCCGATGAAACGTAAAAAGCCGACTGATAATTGCAGTTATCAATCGGCGAACGTATTGGTGATACATCCACCATTATTTTATCACAAAGGAGAAATAAATGTACGGTGTAGACGATGAAGAATTACGAGAGGAGTTAAGGCGTATTGATACAGCGAATAAAGAAAATGCGCTGTATCACATAAAACAAGCCTTGGGATATTCAAATTGCGAAGTAACCGATATGGAGTTGGTTCATGACGGATGTAGAACATTCGTTGACATCACATTCCGAAGCGGGGCGACATTCCGAGCGAATGTATCAATGGATAGTGTCGGCGCTATGATATACGACATTTTCAAACAGTGCGAATGGTTAAGGGCATAACAAGAGAGGAGAAGTAAAAATGGAAAGCATTTCAGAAGAAACACAGGTATTGGCAAAAAAGATGGCCAAGTGGGATAGCCCAGAAGATAATTTTGTTGCGACAGGGGAAATTACGGTAACAATCACTATTTCCGAATATCGTAACTTAATTAAAGAAAAGGCAACGAAGGAAACGAAAATCCAAGAATTACGCAATTCTGAATACGCAGCCAATGAACAACTCAAAGCGGCAAAAGCAGAAATAGCAGAACTGAAAGAACAAATCGTGAGATTAAAATCTTTGTATCCAACGCAGGAAGTACAGAGCGATGAAAATTGAGTTTGGCGAAAAGAACTTTATTAGATTTCTTGAAAAATTGGTTCAATGGGGAACCAGAGATACATGTTTTTTCTCTATGAGTTGGGAGGTATTTGATCCACTTGGAGCCCCATTAATTGTTGGCGTTGATGTCAGGTATGGCGAAAAGAACAGCTTGTATAAAAGCCTCAATGTACACATTCAAAATCATGTTAATGCGGAAATCGAAATTGATAGGAAATCAAAAGTATGCAAAACGCCGTTTGAAGCGTTTGAATTTATCAAAAGTATTTATGAAATGAAATTTGGAGGAAAAGAAAATGGCAAAACTTTATGAATTAGACCAGAGAATTAATGAATTAATCGCAAATTCAATAGACCCTGAAACAGGGGAAGTGGCTGATGGGTTTATTGAAAAATTGGACGCGCTCAATATGGAGCGCAACGAAAAAATAGATAACATCATGTGCCTGATAAAAAACCTTGATAGTGAAGCAAACGCATTCGACAACGAAGCTAAGCGGCTTGCAGAACTAAAAAAATCCGCAAAGAGCAGGGCAGAAAGCCTCAAGGCGTACCTGACCAACTACATGGAAGCAGGCGTTGAAAAATTTACATCACCACATGGGAAAATCGGGTGGAGAAAGAGCGAAAAGGTTATTGTGCAAGACGTTGACGCCTTACCGGAAGAGTTTAAAAAAGTGAAAGTTGATATAACGGCTGATCTTGTTTCACTGAAAAAGGCACTCAAAGAAGATGTAAAAATCGATGGAGCGTCAATCGAAGAACATCAGAACATCCAAATTAAATAAGGAGGAACGATGGGTAAAATATCAAAGCTGCTAAAAATGCAGAAGAAATTGGTTGTTCCGAAGGGGCAGTATAACTCTTTTGGTAAATACAATTACCGTTCGGCAGAAGACATCATGGTTGCCTTGAAAGTAGTGCAAGAAGCGGAAAATACCGTGGTTGTTATTGATACAGACATAGAAACAGCCAATGGATGGAATTACATCAATGCCACAGCGACGCTGTACGACGCCGATGATGGAGAAGTAATTGCCGTTACACACGGGAAAGCAAGGGAGCCTGAAATCAAAAAAGGCATGGACGAAAGTCAAATTACTGGTACAGCTGCCAGCTATGCAATCAAGAGGGCGCTGTCGGGTATGTTCTTGATTGATGACGAAAAAGACGCCGATACACTTAACAATTCAGATGACTACACAAAAAAGGATAATACAAAAACAGTTATGCTGAAAAAGTTAGAGTACGAGCTTTCACAAAATGATATTGATATCAATGATTTTGCGAAGATCTTGTTCAAAAAAAAGAAAGACGTCCTAACAGAAAAACAAATAGAAGCAACACTAAGTAACTTCTCAATTGCCGTTGACAAATACAGAAAGCTCACGAAGCAATGAAAGCAAAATGTTACGGGCTGAAAATCAATCACACGGATATCACTCATGCGGAAATATCCGTAGTGGTTGACAAATCAGCCTTACAGAACCTGCCGCCACAGGATAAACCGATGGAAATTATCCTGCAAACAATCAAGAAGAAAAGAAGCTTATCGGCTAATGCTTATTGCTGGGTACTCTTTGATGAAATAGCAAAGGCGGTCAAAAATACGGCTAAAAACGTCTATAAACAGGCTATACGTGATGTGGGGGTATACGAACTCATGTACATGCCAAAAGACGCAGTAAAACGGTTTATTGACGTTTGGAACGCAAAAGGCGAGGGATGGCAGGCTGAATTACTGGAAGCGGAGTATCAGGGCTTGTCGTGTGTAAAGGCTTACTATGGAAGTTCCACATACAACACAGATGAAATGTCGCGACTGATTGATTGGGCAATAGACGCCGCAGAGGAACAGGGAATTGAAACTCTTACCCCTGACCAGAAGAGCTTAATGCTGAAAGAGTGGGGTGACAACTGGAATGGATGAACATTTCTTAATTCCACGGTGGAACAAAATAAGGTTGACAAAGAATGGTTATACAAAAATATGCAAACTTATAAACGAAAGGGATGGAGAAAAATGTGTGATTTGCGGTAGCCATTGGGGCATTCACCATCATCATATCACCTTCCGTTCAAGTTTCAGGGATCCAGGAAGTGACACATTAGAAAACCTTGTCTGTGTATGTTGGCGCTGCCACGACATTTACTGTCATGGAACGAAAGAAAAACGCTGGCGGAGGATACTTGAAGAATACATCGAAAAGATGAAACCGTGGAATGAAGTACACCGTAAACAGGCGGAAGAAATCTATGAAAAGTACAGGAGGTAAAAAGTTGAGCGACAACAAAAGATACTACTACTTGAGACTGAAAGAAAACTTCTTTGACAGCCCTGAATTGAAAATAATCGAAGGGCTGAAAGATGGGTATTTATACAGCAACATCCTGCTAAAACTGTATCTACGGAGCTTAAAAAATAATGGACGTCTCATGCTTAATGGAAACATCCCATACAATCCTGAAATGATTTCAAGCGTAACTGGACATCCAACTGGAGTTGTTAAACAAGCAATATCTGTTTTTAAAGAATTAGGACTGATTGAGATTTTGGATAATGGAGCAATTTATATTTCCGATATCCAGAACTTTATAGGTAAAGGTAGTACAGAAGCCGATAGAATCAGGGAATATCAACGAAGGATAGCGGATGAAGAAAAACTACTAACCGCAAGAGGGCAAGATTGCGATTGTAGAAATCTACAAGAAATCTACACCAGAGATAGAGATAGAGATAGAGATAGAGATAGAGATAGAGATAGAGATAGAGATATACCCCCCTATAATCCCCCCAAGGGGAAACATATCGACTTCGAGAAACCCATCACAGAATTTGCGGGAGAGAATAAACAACTCAAAGAGGCACTCAATGATTGGGTTTCAATGAGATGTGAAATGGCAAAGAAGAAAAAAGAGACCTTCACTCTTAGAGCTTTGAAGACAGCACTAAAAAAACTGCATGACTTGTCAAGCGGAAACGAAGGGCTGGCACTGGATATTGTGAATGAAGGAATTGAGGGCTCATGGAAAAGCTTTTACCCGTTAAAGAATAACCGCCAGAAACACAAAGGCTTTGGTGACATATTGGATGAGTATGTGGATTATGCAAAGGAGCATTCACAATGAACGAAAAAGTCATAAAAGCTGTTGCGAGTTTGAGAGCGTTCTTTCCGACATTCACAAAAGAACAGACGGCGGCGTATAGCCAAATTCTTTCTGAATATCCGCCGGAGGTTGTTTCAGCAGCAATCAAAGAACTGGTGAAAACGGAAACGGAAATGTATGCCCCGCCCGTTGGAAGAATCTGCCGGATGTGCGAAAAGATTATTGCACAAGCAATGGGCGAAGTAGAGCTTAGTGCAACTGACGGATGGAAAGAGGTTATGCATGTCGTGTGTGATGTAAGCATTTATCGGCTGAAAGACTACAAGTGGAAAGATAAAGTAGCCGAAGAGTGTGCAAGAGCATTGACGTTTGAAGCCTTAATGAACATGCAACTTGGAACAGAAGAAGACGTTATGCGATCGAATTTTCTCAAGATGTATGAGGGGAAAGCGAAACAGGTACAGAAAAGAATGCAATTGAATCGGATTCTTTCCGATAGGAAGATAACCGAGGCAATACAAGCGGTAAGTGAAAAGTTGAGGCTAAAGGAGGCAGAATGATAAATGGAAAACAATCGATTTATGGTCGTATCGGAGAAAAAGGGAATTATCGCAATGAATCCGTCTTATGTTGAATTGAAAGGGAAAAATCTCATCATCTACATGCCTGGAACGTATAAACAGCTTGAGCTGGAATACGAAACGGAAGAACAGGCAGTGGACGCATTTGCCGACATAAAGGACGCTTACGAATTTGGGAGAATAGACGCTTATATCTGAAAAGTAGTAGCACATGACATTAGGAATGAAGGCGGAAAAACGAACGGAGGAATAAGTACGGAAGAAGCGGCTTGTATCTTTTCGGAATTGAAGAAAAGACTTGGAGATGGAAAGGAATGGAAGGATTTGGCACTTGACAATTACGCAGAAGATTTCCTTAACCCTGTAAAAAAATCAATTGTGGAAATTGTTGAAGATTATTTTGAAAACTGGAGGCATAGACAATGAACAGAGCAACATTTGTAGGAAATTTAGGACGTGATCCACAGATTAGGATGACAAAAACAGGGAAAACGGTGGCAACGTTCTCCATAGCGGTAACTGAAAGATATAACGTTGATGGAGACTGGAAAGAGATAGTAGATTGGTTCAACGTTGTTGCGTGGGGTAAGTTGGCAGAAAAAGCAGGAAATCAGCTTTACAAAGGAAGCAAAGTTTTTGTTGATGGGAGAATGTCAACGAGAAGCTATGAGGGGAAAGATGGAAGAAAAGTCTATGTGACTGAACTTGTAGCAACCACTATCGAGGTATTAGCAGGAGTTGCAACGCAGGGAGGAGGAAATTTTGAACAGTATGGACAGACACAAGATGAGGACATACCGTTTTGAGGCTGATATACAACGGGAAACTCCCGTCAGCTAATGACTTGGTGCAGCTTAATCGTGTAAATCGATATGCCGGGGCGGGGCTAAAGAAAAAATACACGGATAGTGTAGCAGCGGCGTTTAGGCCGCAGGCATGCGGGAAACGGTTTAAAGGGCACTGCTTGGTGAGTGTCCGCTTCTTTGAGGCAACGAATCGGAGAGATGACGATAACACAATAAGCGGGTTGAAATATCTACTTGATGGGATCGTGAGAGCTGGGATTATGCCAGATGACAGCAAGAAATATTGTCACATTGCGTCAGTCGAATGCTTTGAATCAGACTTAATCATCAACGGGCGGAAGCAAGACTATGTGGAAGTTTCGATAACGGAAGATGAGAAATCTACAACAAAGGCAAAAACCCATAAAAATGCTTCCAAAATGCGTTCGTGAAGTTTTTATGATAAATCACTCATGAAAATATAGCTACATGGCAAAAAACGGAAAATTGATAAGGTTTTGACGATTTTAAACAAATGGAAGGAGTAAGAATGAAGCAGATACTGAAACACGGAATTATGATGGCGGTATTTTTTCAACTGCTGAATTGCAGTGCTTATACACATACAGGGAATCCCACAGCAAGTGGCGTTTATCCGACAGAGGGGATGGCAGCAAGTGACCATCTCCCATTCGGAAGCGTGGTCACATTACCTGATGGCAGGGAACTTGTTATAACAGACAGATTCGGTGGCGGATATAGTGATCGTTTGGATATCTTCATGGACAGTGTGTCTGATTGCTGGGAATTTGGGCGGCAATGGTTAAAATGCCGTGTGGTAACACCTAATGCCTAACCGCAAAGAGAATTACAGGGATTTAGGTAAATGGAGGATTACGACAAGAGAACAGAAAAAGCGATATTATGAGCGATTGGCTGTGTATGCGGTACATGGCGGTGAACCGTATACGGATGATGAGAAAAAGCGAATTTTAGAACATTCAATCCCAGACAGAGAGTTAGCAATTGAAATCGGAAGAACAGTACGAACAATTCAAGTTTTAAGAAGCAGATGGAGGAAGAAATGGCGAAGCTTGGAGAACGAATCGTGATATATGCGGCAAGGTACGCTTTGGAGTATTTACCGGCGGTGCAGGGTGATATACAGGACTACATCAGGCGGAAGATGAAAATGCTTGGTGATGATACCTTAAAGGACTTGAAAGGCGATATCACAAAAGGGATAGAACATGAAAGAACGCTAAGGCGTGACACCATGAAATGGGAGCGGTTAAGAATGGATATCGAAAAGGAACTTGCAGGAAGAAAGGAGAATGATTTGTTTGGATGAAAATGAATATTTATTCAAAAATCAGGCTGGTAAAAAGTATAAAACCATATATGCAGACCCACATTGGATAACCGAACGGGGGGGTGGGAAAATCAAGAGAGGAGCCGATAAATACTACCCATTAATGAAGACAGAAGATATTGTAAACCTGCCAATTGATGAAATTGCAGATGTAAACTGCCACTTGTATCTGTGGGTAACAAATAAATCCCTGCCGTTAGGATTAGAAGTTATGAAAGCGTGGGGATTTGAATACATTACAGCTATTACATGGGTAAAAGACAAGATAGGGCTGGGACAGTATTACAGAGGAATGACGGAACACTGCTTGTTTGGGCGGAAAGGAATGTTGCCGTATAAGATGATTGATGGGAAAAGAGCACAAGGGAGAACGGTGGTTATTGAGCCAAAGTCAGAACATAGCAGAAAACCAAAAGCAATGAGAGAAATGATTGAAAAAGTAAGCTATGCACCACGAATTGAATTATTTGCAAGAGAACGGTTTGATGGATGGGACGCATGGGGAAATGAGGTGTAAACATGGATAGCTTGATTGATGTAATCAGTATAGTATTGTTCTTTGGATTGATTATGTATGCAGCCATTAAATTAGACGAGGCGACACGAAAGTTAAATGATGTGGAAGAACGAATTTACAGAGAAAGGAAACTAAAATGAGAAGAGGATTTGAAAGAGTAACCGGATACAAGTATGTAAACTTGCCAAAAAGAAAAACGAAACAATCGGCGGGATATGATATTGAAAGTGCTATTGACGCTGTAATTACACCGGGAGAAACAAAATTGATTCCCACCGGCATAAAAGCATACATGAAACATTATGAGTGGCTTGGGGTCTATGTAAGGTCAAGCCTTGCAATTAAATATGGACTCATCTTGACAAACGGTGTAGGCGTCATTGATTCGGATTACTATAATAATCCAGACAACGAAGGGCATATCATGATAGCGCTTACCAATATTTCAGGGAAAACTTATAACGTAAAAAAAGGAGACAGGATTGCACAGGGGATTTTTCATCAATATTACAGGGTAGATGGTGATAAAACAGATGGAAGCAGAATTGGTGGTATAGGGAGTACGGGAAAATGAATAGAAAAGATACGATGATTAAAAAAGCAAAGCTGATTGAGGCAATGGCGGTTGATTTGGCGGATACCGTTTCAGAATACAAAATACTTTCAAAAACAGAAGATTATAGATTGTGCGGTAAGGCTGGGAGTTCTAAGAAGTCTATTATTGACAGGATACGGCTAATGCGCTTGCAGTTGCAGAACCTTAGCTGCATGGTGAATAAATCATGAGGATTTTGGACGCATGTTGCGGAAGTAGAATGTTTTGGCACGAGAAGGAACTATCATTTGTCGATTATCAGGATAACCGTTCACTGTCTACTACATTATGTGATGGGCGTAAACTTGAAATTAAACCGTCGTTGATGGGCGATGTTACTGATATGTTTTACATCAAAGATGGGGCTTATGACATGGTGGTGTTTGACCCGCCACATTTAAAAAATGGCGGTGATAATGCGTGGATCATTCTAAAATACGGAAGGCTGCCAGAAGAATGGAAATTGTTTATGAAGACGGCGTTTGAAGAATGCTTTAGAGTTTTAAAGGATGGGGGAACACTTGTTTTTAAATGGAATGGTGAACAAATACCGTTTGCAGAGGTTGTAAAGTTATCACCATATAAGCCTATTTTCGGAGATAAACGGGCTAAAACAAGGTGGACGGTATTTGTGAAAGATTCTACATTGGGGAGGAATGGAATATGAAAAAGATAAGAATAACTTTTGGCAAGGATACCGTACATGTTGACGCATATAAAGTTGGCGCAAACGAAATAAAAAGTGCGATTTATGCGCTACTTATTGGATTACATGATGATTTCGGAGAAGAGCCAAGTGAATTATGGAATGTCCTGTATGACGCCTTGTGGGATTTAAAAATAAAACATGGATGGAATATTGATATACGCCCTGATAAGGAGATGGGCAAGAATAGAGTAGACGATGTTTTATGTAGTCATGCAAGGCTGTTACACATAATAACTCATGCTAATATCAGTGCCACGGAGGAAGAGTGGAAAGAAATTTGGAGCGCTGTTAAAGAAGCGAGAGGGCTGACTAAATGGGAATGACATTTATAGACTTCTTTGCCGGTATTGGCGGATTCCACAGCGGATTTGAAAAAGCAGGAATGAAATGTATCGGCTGGTGTGAGTTTGATAAATACGCACAAAAAAGTTATAGAGCAATTTATGATACGGAGGAACTGTGGTTTAAAGATGATGTACGAAAAGTGCGAGGATGGGAGTTACCAAGGGCTACTGTTTGGACATTCGGATTCCCATGCCAGGATGTCTCTATTGCAGGAAAACAAAAAGGCATTAAACGAGGAACACGGAGCGGATTATTTTTTGAGATTATGCGGCTCCTTGATGAAGCAGAAGAGAATAGACCCCGATGGCTTATCGCTGAAAACGTTAAAAATCTGCTTTCTATTGAGGGGGGGTGGGGGTTCTTCACAGTGCTGTCTGAAATGGCAGAAAGAGGGTACAGTGTTGAATGGAGAGTGTACAACTCAAAAGATTACGGAGTACCTCAAAGCAGAGAAAGAGTGTATATTGCTGGATATCTTGGAAAAACAGGTGGACGATGGCTACTACCTAAAGCCAGAAAAAGTGAAAGAGCTATTAAGCAGGTTATAGGCGGGGCGCAAGGAGAAAGAGTGTATGATTCGAGTTTATCTTGTACATTATCTTCGCAAGGTGGCGGTGGTGGTGCAAAAACAGGATTATATAGGTTTATCGACTTTTCAAAGAAAGATACACAGATAACGGAACACTCAAGATGTCTGACTGCACGTTACGATAGAGGGATATCGAATCGTGCAGGAGAATCCAGCGGAGTGATGGCAGTATTAACGCCTGATAGAGCCGAGAAGCGTCAAAATGGTCGAAGGTTTAAGGAAATTGGCGAACCTGCATTTACACTCACGGCACAAGATATACACGGAGTTGCACTTTCTGATGGTAGTCTTTGCCGTATACGTAAATTAACGCCGAAAGAATGCTGGAGGTTGCAAGGGTTTACAGATGATCAATATGAAAAAGCTGCTGCCGTAAACAGTAAGAACCAATTGTACAAGCAGGCTGGGAATGCGGTAACGGTGAATGTGACTTATGAGATAGGGAAACATATTATGGACTTTAATAAGGAGGAAACATGACAATAGGAAGGATGGTTCATATACTGAAATTTATTAACAGTGGGCTTATTACAGATAAAGACAAGTTAAGTGCTATACAAATGGTAATAATGCGATATACACCAATTGACAAGGTGACGAAGACTGATTTAATAAATGCCTTAAAATGGCTGTTTGAATATACAGGAGGAAGAGCATGAAAACACTAAAAGAAGAAGTAATGGAATTGCTGATGAAAAGAATCGGAGTGGTAGAAGATGAAGAGTTCAAGGCGAGTACCGTTGACGGAGCTTGTGCTACTTACAAAATCTCAAAAGGTAAATTACTTTTTAAAAATTTATCAGAAGAATGGAGTGAAACCGAAAGATGGGTTAATTTTATTAAGGATTTTGAAGAGTATGAATTTAAGTTGAAGCCGTTTAAGCCGAAAATTGGTGATGACTATTGGTATGTAAGAATGGATGGGATGTTGCGAAACACGTTATTTGATAATTTTGTAATGATGGATATCCTAAACAGAGTAATAGGCAATTGCTTTAGGACAAAAGTTTCGGCGGAAGTACACAAAGAAGAGATTTTAAAAATCCTGAAAGGAGAAGGTCATGAATGAACCAATAATAAGCCCATGGATATTCTATGTGGCAGATGTGATAGGACGTGTTAATTTATTTATTGTATTAATGACTTTTGCCACGGTGATACTTTTTGTCTATTGCCATTCGGAGCGTGTAGACAGTATAGAAGTACATAGTTTATATAAAGAAGATGATGAAGACGTTAAGAGGTGGAATCGTGCCTGCTCCATATTGTGGAAAGTACTAATTATACTTATCGCCTTGAATATCTTTATTCCAGACAAAGATACATTTTATAAGATGATTGCAACAAGCTATGTAACACCTGCAAATATTGAAATGATTGGTGACAATGTGGACAAAATTGCGGATAAAATTGTTGATAAGATTAATAAGGTGAAAAGATAATGGCAGATATGGTAAATCACCCTTCTCATTACACGCAGGGCGGGATAGAATGTATAGACGCTTTAGAAGCGGCTACAATCAATTTGAAAGGGATTGAGGCGGTCTGCACAGCCAACGCTATAAAATACTTGTGGAGATGGAAAGAAAAAGGAGGAATAGAGGATTTAGAGAAATCTAAATGGTATATAGACCGCCTGATAAAAAAGATAACAGTAAAAGCGTGATATAATAAAAATATCCTTTGGCAACTCTCGCTAAGATTTAAACCTGCCAAAGGACAGGGGCGGCAACTCACCGCCCTTTTTGTTTTGAATTAGGTATAATATAAGTGGAGGATTTAACGATGATTGATGTAAAAAATTCCGCACCAATGCGGATGATCAAGAAGTACAGCTATTTATACCCTGACGCATGGGATTTCATGGAAAATATTGCCACGAATGAAGAGTATAAAGATATGTGGCCGCATGAGTACGTTTATGCGCCGATAGAGGCGGGACTAACATTATCTCTTGACAGAAAGAAAAATCAATCCGAACTTGAGAATGTGGCAGATGGTACGTTTATAGCCTGCTTGGCAGCGTGGAGAAGAACAAAAATGATTTATGATTTTGACGCCACGCTGACAGAGGAATTATATAAACAGGCAAAAAGTGACATAGAACTTGATACAAGCATGTTGACGCTACCTGCATACTCAATATATATCAGACCCAACGACGGGGCGGAATACGATGGATTTTTCGTGTTTTTTGACTTTGACAGGGGGCACTTTGAGTTTAGACTTCTGGTTGTAGATAGAAAAGGAAAACCAATACTGCCAATTTATCTGATTCTTCCTGAAACTGGAAGCGAACCGATAGATAAGATTATAGACAGAATGGTTAAACAATTCGATGAAATAGATTTACCGGCGGGGGGCAATGAAGATCTTGATGTAAATGGTAAAACATTAGAGGAATTTTACAGAAATAGTAAACATTCTATCAGCAAGTGGATAAACCTTGTTCTATATATTTCCGCCGTTAATGCAGATATAAAGCACGAGAAACGGCACTTTTTCAGGCGGACAAGAAGAATTAAAGATATACCCAGCGAGGTGGAACTTTTCAATGTAGGAGAAACAGCAGGGGTTAAGATAAGGGAATTTAGGAAATCCGTACAGTATGATTATATAGAACCACAGGGGGGACGCCATAAATCCCCTGTAATGCACGTAAGAAGGGCGCATTGGCACACATTCCTTTATGGAGAAAAGAAGGGGAAACGCAGGCTTAAATGGCTCCCACCAATAATTGTTAATGCCGATGAAATAAAAACAGTAACAATAAACAAAGTGAAAGACACGCTGTAATGGCGTGCCTTTTTGAGTAGGAACCTTTTATGGGGGATTCGGAGGAACCTTTCCCTGGAGAATTTCAAAGGGAACCTTTTTTAGGGAATTTTAGAACCTTTTCAAGGGATTTTCAGGGAATCCTTTCAAGGGGATTTTCCCAAAGGGGGGATATTTAGATTTTTATAGAATTATTCATAAAGTGGAATTTTGATACATATAATCACGGCATTTTACATTATAAAATGAATAGTTATGCAGATTTATCATAACTTATTTATAAAATGCATATTTTGAAATAAATTATATGCACTTTGTGGATAAAATACGGCGGAGCGCTGGAAGAGCAACAAGCAAAATGTTTCCCGATTTACGATATTCATATTCTTTCAGTTTTGGTGGATAGGTAATCCCATTAACTACTGTTTCTTTACAATAAAAGCGAATCAGGGCAGGAGTAACACCGAAGACGGAAGACGCTTCTTTTGGTGCCATGATATCCAGGAAAGAGTATTTCTTTTTGGATTTAATCGGGATATCCTGTTTTTGCATATAAAGCCGCTGTAATCCACGAATAGTGAATAATATAGTGCTACCTGATTTACGGACTTCATTATTTTTAAAAGGAGATTCTTTACCATGCCAGCCATAAAAAGCACCTCTAAGAGTTTTCGGATTTACGTCAAAATATAAGGACGCCTCTTCACTCGTCAACACCTCTTCAATAAAAAACTTCATCAACAAACACCGCCTTGTCAACAACTCGATGAAAAACCTTGTCAACCAGAAAATCCCTGTCAACAAAAATCCTGATCAACCACTTTCTGTAAAATTTCCTCAACCACAAAATCGGGGTATCTGAAAATTCAGGGGCAGCATATCAATAGGGGCGGTATACCCGCATAATCCATACCCGTTAGGGTATACCTCCGATGACACACGACACCACGGGATATAGACATATCCCCAAATGGCGTTTAAAGCCGCTCGCCACAATCTTTTTGATAAGTACATCAAAACCATTAAAGTAACCGCCTTAAAAACGATTTAAAAACATCGAAAACTATAAATACACGACAAAAAGTGGCATAAACGCCACTCTTGCTATAAAATCATAAGTTGAGTAATATATCATTTTGCCACCTCTTTTAATTGCTTAATCTCATAAAAAACCTCACAAGGTATGACAAAATTGCCGTCATCGTCATACTCATTATCAAGATCCGGATTTTTCCCGGCGGCGTAACTCGTTGCATAGTCTATGAGATAATAGACATCATCAACCTTGTAAGCGTCCAGATCGTCATTGTACGGCAGCCCGCCTACCTCGAAAAAATCATTCTCAAAATGCGTGCCGTTTTTGTCAACCATGCTAATTTCCAATAGATTCTTTCCGTCGTAAAACTTTGCCATTTTCTTTTACCTCCACTTTTTAAAATCCATTCCGCCAAATGGCGGTTATCTCTACAATTATAATAACATATTGAGATACATTTTGCAAGCGTTTTCAAAAAAATATTACAATAAAAAGGGGGGGGATAAATCCCCCGAAAATTGATTGGAAACCAAGCTATTTTTGCACTTCTTTTAAAAATGCATTTATGAGACGATCCAGCGCCGCGGCTTTTTCCGAATAACTGCCAGGGCCGTACGACAACTCATTAGCGCGCTTTTCATATTTTCTGATTATTTCAAATGGGATTTTTTTACCAAACGGTCGATAGCCCATAACAATAGCAATCTTTTTTTCTCGCGCGGCAAGAATATATACATCTGCATTCCAGCCGTACACCCCGCAAGTATAGAAAGTCGGCGTTTTGTAATGTAACAACGCTTGCAATTCGCAGTAATCTACTTCGTAACAATCGAAACCATGAACAATTTCCTTTTTTGTTGCCTTTATCGCCATTTTTAACATCCTCCTTTTTTTAGAAAACTTTTTCTACAAAATCCCGCATGATACCGTTATCAATATTATGACCATCTACTCCATAATTGCTTCGGAATAGATTCCCGCCGGCAGCCAGTACCAACGCTGCCACGGTTTCATCAATACGCCTGCAAATTTCGGCGTATTCCTCTTGAGAAATACCATCCGCTGTTTCTGCGCAATCGGATTTCTCAACGAGCCAGTCCGCCCTTGCGTGTTCCGCAAAAATGACTTTACCAGCTTCATTTTCGCCAACGTACATATACCAGCCATCACCGGCGACGTCATCGATATATATATTCACCGTTTTACCGGTGCTTAAGGTAAAATTCATTTTTCAGTTCCTCCAATTTTCAAAATCAGATTAGCGACCGCGCACACAGTGGCGACGGCTAAGAATGAGTTTCCGTAACCGGCGGCAAATGCTACACTGCCGGAAACGATAACTATAATATCAAGCACTGTTGACATCTTCATGTATTTTTGATATGATTTGAGACAAGATGGGGGATTTATACCGCCGCTTTCACGGCGGTTACCCCGCACCGGATTAATTACCACGGGTGAACTTGATTAACTCAAGCACTGCGGAAATTATCCCGGCAAGCCAGCTCGCAACCTCTACCAGCAGTAGCCAATTGCGGGCTTTTTTCTTGCCTTTCCGCATATCTTCCTCCTTTCTTTTTTAATCGGGCATTTAGCAGCCCGTTTGGCTCTTGATAAACTCTATGCGGTATCAAGCCCGCTGTTGCCGAGTACTCAACACTCACGGCGGAACTCTACGCCCCCGCTGGTGGGCGGTTAGATAAGAGACTTGGAAGGGCTTCTTTTTTTCTCGCCCTTTCTTTTATCTGTTTATATTATAAACTACATGATGTAAAAAGTAAAGGGGTAAATGTATAAAATACATATAATTTATTTCTATCGACGGTTATAATCAGTGTTTATAATAAACTGTTGAATTGACAAAATAAACGCAAAAATATATAATAACGATGGAGGTATATAAAAATGGATAGTAAAGAGTTTCACAGACAGTTAAAAATACTTTTTGCGTTAGCAGATGTCACAGCGACAAGCGCAGCACAAAAAGCAGGCATGACACCGCAAAATTTAAACAATAAAATTTCAAGGGGATCTCTAAGAGCGATAGAGCTATATAACATAGCAGACACATTAGGATATGATATAGTTTTTAAAAAGCGTGACAATCAATAACAGATAAGACAATTACATAGATACGACACAGATACAACATAGATAGACAGACATAATAAGCAGTCTGTCTTTTTTTATTGCATAAATGACAGTAGATTGACTATACAGATTGACAATTACAGTAATAACTCAAGATAAGCAAGATTAGATAATAATTCACATAGCATACTACATAACTGTAATTTGTCTGATTTTAAGGTACTTCCAGCAGATAAAACGAGAGCGCAACGGTCGCCATGCCCCCGATAATCATGTAGATATCAAAAGTTTTCGATACTTTCGCACATCAGGGGTTTACATTTGTGGTATAATATAGTAAATTGAAGAAAACGGAAGAAAAACGAAGAAAATAAGAGTAAAATATATAAAAGGATGGTGAAATAGGAATTGTCGTTTGAAAATGACGTTAAATTACAAAAAATAACGGAAGAAACGATAGTTTCAGCGTCCTCAATGGCTCTTGTTTTAGGAATTACCACAGCAAGGTTGCGCCAGCTTGTAGGTGAAAGTGTTGTAGAAAAACGAGGACAGAATAAATATGGACTTGTTGAGTGTGTGAGACGATACTTTAACCACAAATCAAAGAGTGCAACCGTTTCTTTTGATAAAGAACATACCCTTTTAGAAAAAGCCAAAAGGGAAACAGCAGAACTGGAACTTGCCAAAAAGAGGGGAGATGTCCATTCGACCGATGATATAGAGATGGCGGTAGGCAATATTCTTGTTGTTTTTAAAAGGACAATGCTTTCTATGCCTCATAAGCTGGCAAAACAGCTTGAGGGGAAGTCCGCCGCTAAGATTTCTGAAATACTGACAAAAGAAATTAATGACGGGCTTTTGGAATTGAGCCAATTTGACGCGGCTAAGCTGGGGGATAACATCAGTGATACCGAAAAAGACGATTGACTTATTTCAAAACCTGCTTGCTATGGTTGCTCCACCCAAAGACCTTTCTGTCATCGAATGGGCGGAAGAGTATAGATATATTCCTGATGATTATGGAGCCCATCCAGGCAAATGGAGCAGTGATGGAGCACCGTATCAGATAGAGCCGCAAAAGGCATTTACAGACCCCAATGTAAAAAAGGTTATTGCTATGTTTGCGGCACAGATGGGCAAATCAGAGATACTGTTCAATGTTATTGGGCGGTACATGCATTTAGATCCATCGCCCATGCTTATGGTGCAGCCGACAATTGAGGACGCCAGGGATTGGTCAAAAGAACGATTCACTCCCACGGTGGCAAAAACACCTATCCTCAACGACATTGTATATAAGCAGAAAAGCAGGGATAGTGACAACACTATCCTCAAGAAATTATTTCCAGGCGGCTACTTGGCATTAGTCGGAAGCAACGCACCTTCCGGCTTAGCTAAGAGAAGCATAAAAATCCTCCTTTGTGACGAGGTAGACAGGTTCGCCAAAAGTGCTGGCACCGAAGGCGATCCTGTTGACCTTGCCATAAAACGTACTTCCAATTTCTGGGACGCCAAAATAGGTATGTTCTCAACGCCTACTGATGAAGCGAGCCGCATATATCGTGAATATATGCTTGGCAGCCAGGAACAGTGGAAGCACCAGTGCCCTAACTGTAAAGAGTGGCATTGGCTTGATATGGATGACATGCAGTATGACTATGACGAGTTTACCGTCAAAGAACGCAAATCATACCATGTGAAAGACGTTAAATGGAGATGTCCTGATTGCGGCTTTGAATTTACAGAACCGCAGATGAAATCGGCACCACAGAAATACATTGCGGATAATCCCGATATTAAAGATGTGAGGTCGTTCCATGTAAACGCATTCAGCTCCCCATGGCTTGACTGGAGTGTGCTGATTGCAGAGTATCTTGTAGCCAAATCCGATGTAGAAACACTTAAAACCTTTGTAAATACACGTCTTGCGGAAGTATATAAGCCGGTAGGTAAGATGAAAGATGTATCAGCGCTTGTTGAAAGACGTGAATTTTATGAAGCGGAAGTGCCAGATGGTGTCTTGATACTTACGGCGGCGGTGGATGTACAGAATAACCGTTTGGAGTATGAGATCGCCGGCTGGGGACGTGGAGAAGAAACATGGGGAATCAGGAAGGGAATCATCATTGGGGTTCCTGACCAGGAAGCGACATGGGACGCATTAGATTTAGTTCTTGACCGCACGTACCACTTTAAAGACGGTTCAGGGATAGTCGTATCAAGAACATTCATTGATACAGGCGGGAGTTATACCAATGAAGTATATGACTATTGCGCAAGGAATACACATAAACAGCGCATAGCCATAAAAGGCGCAAGTGAGTTCAATGTGCCGATTATTTATAAGACGGCAGCCGCTAAAAACCATGATAATTTGTTATTACTTCTGCTTGGGGTATCTCAAGCTAAGCAATATATATTCCAGCGTCTAAGCATACTCGAATATGGAGAAGGTTATATGCATTTCCCGAATAATGAGGGGCGTGGATATGACGAAAACTACTTCAAAGGCTTGCTTTCAGAACAATTGGAACAGAAATTGGTGAAAGGGAAGCTTGTATCTGTGTGGGTAAATATTGCCAAAGACCACAGAAATGAGCCCTTGGATCTAAAAAACTATAACTTGGCATGTATAAAGTCTATTGCCCCTGATTGGACGCATTATGAAAAAGTACGACGTGGGGAAGTAGAACAGAAACCAGTCAAAAAGGCACCGAGTTACGGCTGTTTTTCACAAGGAGGCGTATTCTAAATGGCTGATGAATTAACTAAAAAGGAAGTCCGAAATCGCAGGCTGAAAGCCTACCTTGCGGCAGAAGAAAAGACGCTGACTGCACAAAAATTTGACGATGGAACGGTGAGCCTGCAACGTGCTTCTTTGAGAAACATCCGTGATGGGATAGATGGCATTGTAGAGGGTATGGATGATGGAAGTGACAAATTGGCACCGTCTTCCATGCGTAAAGTCGTACTGACGGATTATTAATATGAGCAAATCCAGGAAATTTCGGACAAAAAAGAATACATCAGTAAAGAACAGCGGATATAGCGCTACTGGGGCAAATACCATTGTAGGGAGTATGGCGTCATGGCTCCCTGACAGGAATAGCCCGCAGTCTGATATTGACTATAACCTTTCCACATTAAGAGGTAGAAGTGCTGAACTGGCGATGGGTGGTTCTCCGCTTGCTTCTGGAGCAATTGAGAACGCAAGACAATATGTAGTAGGGGCGGGATTACATTTAGCGCCATCTCCAAAATACCGATTGCTGAAAATGACACCGGAAGAAGCTGATGAATGGGCGTTTGTCACAAGAGAAGCCTTTGACCTGTGGGCGAACAGCGTGTTTGCTGACATCTTGCACAAAAATAACTTTTATGACATGCAGGATATAGCCTTTAATAGTTATCTGGTTGATGGTGACAGCTTCGCTGTTATTAAACAAGAAACGCCGAATGCTGCTATGCCGTTTTACTTGCGGTTACAGCTTGTAGAAGCGTCAAGAGTGTGCAATCCATATTCTGGCGGTTCTACATCGAATGTTTATCAATACAATCAAGACAACGGAAACAGAATTGTTTCAGGCGTTGAGATCGATAAGAACGGAGCGGTGGTTGCTTATCATATTGCCAATAAGTACCCAAACGATAGAGTGTCTGACGGAACTATTCCCGCATGGGCAAGAGTAAAGGCGTTTGGCGAGAGTACGGGCAATAGAAATGTATTGCAGATAAGCCATGAAACAAGACCTGATCAGTATAGAGGGATTCCTTATCTTGCCAATGTCATTACCACACTGAAACAGGTGGGAAGATACACAGACGCTGAATTGACAACGGCGATCATAAAGTCTTTCTTCACATTATTCTTCACGCAGACACAGGCACATGACAAAGCATTCCCGCTTGATAGTCTGAACGGCGGGCAGGGTGATGATTCTGAAACGGCAACAGCTGATGAATTAAGAAAAATACAGTTCAAGTTGGGTCCAGGTACGCTGAATGCGCTTCCGCCTAACTGGGATGTAAAGGAAATAGACGCAAGCAAGAATTTATCCACTTTTGACCCATTTACGAATCAGTTAATAAAAATGATAGGGTCGGCAATCGGACAGCCTGCCGAAGTCCTGACAAAAGCGTTTAATTCTTCTTATAGTGCCAGCAGGGCAGCACTGTTACAGGCTTGGGCTGGATTTAAGACATATAGGACATGGTTTGCTAATGATTTATGCCAGCCCGTATATGAAATGTGGCTTTCGGAAGCTGTGGCAAGAGGATATATAAAGGCTCCTGGATTCTTTGAAAATCCGCTTGTGAGAGCCGCTTATTGTTCCGCTAATTGGTACGGACCCGTTATGGGTATGATTGACCCTGTGAAAGAAGCACAGGCAGGGGCAGAGAGAATTAAATTAGGATTGAGTACACGTGAAAAGGAATGTGCGGAGCTTTCGGGAACATCGTTCTCCGATAATGTTGCCCGCCTTGCTATTGAAAATAAACAGCTTAAAGAAGCAGGTTTACCTGTATATGCAGAGGAAGTTAAAACGGAGGTAAAGGAGACCAAGGATGAGTAAATTCTGGAACTTCAAGAACAAGGGAGATGTTGTTGAACTGTCTATTGACGGAGATCTTGTTGATACGAACAGTGAGTTTCTCCTTTGGTGGCTTGGCGGAAAAAGTCCTAATAATTTCAGGAAGGAACTGAAAAAGTACGCAGGCAAAGACATTCAGGTACGAATTAACAGTTACGGCGGAGATGTTTTTGCCGGAGTAGGGATGTATGACGCACTCATGGAGCATAGACAGACGGGCGGCAAGGTTAAAACTTATGGCGAAAAAGTATATTCAGCGGCGGTCATGCCGTTCCTTGCAGGTGATGAGAGAGAAATGTCACCAGGCGGAATGCTAATGGTTCACAACCCGTTATGTAGTGTGTTCGGATATGCCGACGATTTAAGAAAACAGGCTGATACGCTGGATAAGGTAAAAGACAACATCTTGAGTATATATGTACAGGCTACGGGATTAAACAAAGACCATCTGTCTGACCTGATGGACAAGGAAACTGAAATGACACCGCAAGAAGCAGTGGATGAGGGGTTGGCCACAGGGATTATGGATTTTGGGATAACGAATAGTGCTAAAAACGTTGCCAATTATCACGCCATCGTCAACTCGGCTAACATTGCAAGTGCCGGATTGATGAAATATATTGAGTTGTCCAAAGTGGACAGGAAGGAGACGAATATGGCAGATAAAGTCGTATTCAAGGACACAGAGGAACTCCGCAAGGCATATCCGGCACTTGTAGAGGAAATCGAAAATGCGGCGAAAACCGCAGGCACAACCGCCGTTGATGAGGCGGTAAAGGCAGAAAGGGAACGCATGATTGCCCTTGACGCATTAAATGACGGTTCAGAAGCCGTCAAGAAGATTGTTGACCATGCAAAGAGCGAAGGCAAAACTGCCGACGAAATCTCTTTCTATGTAGACACAATCAAAGAGGCAAAACCGAAAGACGCCGAAACATCCAACTATGTGGATCAGGCGATTCAGGATTTTGCTAATTCTGGAGCGGACGGAGTAAAACCCGTGCCGCATGAAACAGAAAATAAAAAAAGTGAAGACAAAGAATGCGAAGAAATTAGCAATGCGTTCGGTGTTGTCATGAAAGGAGAAAAATAATGGCAGAACTGTTTAAAAACATTGGTGATGTTGCGTTTGATGGGCTGATTGCAGGAGATCATCCTGTACATCACAGAAACGTAACTCTTTCCGCAGGAGCGGTAATGAAAGCTGGAACATTGCTTACTTTGGACGGAACGAGCGGTAAATATGCGGCTACGGCTAAAGGTAAGGTTGCAAGTGCCATTCTGGCACACGACACTACGGCGGCAGATACCGTTGTCAACGTTTACACATCCGGCATGTTTATTATTGAAAAACTGATTGCGGCTTCTGGGGATACCGTTGTTGCCCATCAGATTGAATTGGAAGACGCTGGCATTTATATGCAGCATGCAATGTAACAGGAGGCTAAATAATGGCTAATGTACTTGATATCAACCAGACTAAAACATGGATTGCAGGATTTGAAAAATATTTTCAGCCTGATAATTTCCTTAGAAAAACATTCTTTGGAGAAGTAATTCCGTTTACTACGGAAAGCGTAATTATGGACTATCGGAAGGGCACAAAGAAAATGGCTCCGTTCGTTGTACCTGGGAACACGGCAGTATCCGCACGCAGTTCTTTCCAGACCCGTGAATATACTCCGCCTTTTATTTCCCTAAAACGCCCGCTTAGTGTAAGAGACCTCAAAACACGTTCTTTTGGGGAAAATCCGCTCCAGCCGAAATCCGAAGCAGACCGTGCAAAGGAAATCCGTGTAAGAGATTACAAAGAACTCCACGACATGATTGAACGCCGTTTTGAATGGATGTGTGCACAGCTTCTTGTTAATGGTGCTTTTGAAGTCAAGGGTGTCGCTGATGATGGCGATAACGCAGTTGTTATTAAAGATACTGTTACGCTTCCAGGATTCACCAATAAGAAGACAGCGGCTGCTGCTGACCAGTGGACAAAAGACACTGCTGATGTATGGGGGCAGATTGAACAGGTTCGCATTGACATGAGTAAGACGGGGAATACTCCCACAATGGCAATCATGAACTCCAATACTGCAAAAGTGTTCATGAGAAACAAGTCTGTAAAAGAAGAGTTACATGTCTCGGACAGCGCGATTGCACAGCTTATGACTGCAAGACCAAAGACTTATGGAGAAAGTCTCACCCATTATGCGTTTGCTAATCCGGGCGAAATTGAAATCCTTGGATATGACGCCGTATATGAAGATGACGCAGGAGCGGTTCAGTATTTCATTCCTGACGGATATGTCGTATTTGTAAAACCGGGTATCGGTAAGCTTCTGTCCGGTGCTATTACCCAGCTTGTTGGTGGTGAATATACTACATTCTCCGGGCTGTTCGTTCCTAAAGAATGGGCAGATGAAGGCACTGACACAAAGAACGTCCGTCTTGCGAGCCGTGCGGTACCGCTTGTAGAAGATATCGATTCTTTCTATTCACTTAAAGTATTTTAATCGAGGGTAAAATGAACACCTTAGGGGATATCCAGTCTGATTTACACGCTAACCTCTTTGATACCGAATACGGTACAGGGCAGAAAGTCCTGTATAGGTTTGTAGACGGTACCGAAAAGGAGATCGTAGCGGTTGTAAGGACGGCGAATGCAAGAATGCCTGACGCAGAACGGAAAGACCGTTCATACTTGGACGCTTTATTCACCGTAAAAGATGAAGATATCCCCTTTCCCCAATCGGGGGATACCATCATTTACAACGATGAAGAATACCCATTTTACAGTATCCATGCAAGGACATTAGGAATGACTGTTATTCGTTGCGTCCAGGGCAGAACGGGGGTTGACTTCCCGTGATTACCTTTGAGCTTGAGTACAAAGACGGTGCTACACCACTTGCAATGGCACTACAAAAGCAAATGCCGAGGTGGAAACAGTCCGCACTGAAATCAACAGGTTTTATGTTGCGGAAGATGATTAGGGATGGCATTCAATCTAAAGCTCCTGGCGGCGCTTCATATAAGCCTTTGGCAATTACAGGGAAGACACGCCGTTCTATTGAACAGAATCTGCATTCTGGCGGGAAAAGCCGATATATACTCATGGGCAGACTAAAACAAGCCGTTGAATACAGCGGTAAGACAGCTGCTATGGGATATGTAAAGATAGGATGGTTATCACCGTCATCCGCTGAACTTGGGAAAAAACTGCAAGAAGGTTTTGAATCCGCTGTAACACCGAGAATAAGGCGTGCTTATGCGGCGGCAGGAATTGTCTTATCAAGCCGCAAAAAGAAGTTTAGAACTCCTGCACGTCCTACTTTTGACCCGATGATGGCGGCACTCCACAGGGCGGCAGTGAAGAATTTTAACGAAAAGATTACTTCTTATATCAACGGTAATACCGAAAGAAGTCAATCAAGACTGGCGAGGTATAGATAATGAATATGACACTTTCACTCAACGCTATTGCCGAAAAGTGGCTTGACGTGTTGAAAAAATCAAAACTGCTTGAGGACTATTGCCAGAAGCATTATCACCGTTCACCAAAATTCTTTATCGGCGCAGACCCGAAGAATCCGCCACAAGCACCAAACTGCCCGTACATCATGATTATCCCGACGGGAAAAAGTGAATGGATGGAACCGAGCAACACTTATAAATTTCTTGTTGTGGTTGTTATATCACAGAAGAACAAAAAGGTTGACAATCAAACACTCTACCCTAAAGACTATGAGCCGTACAAGGTGATTCGAGTGACGGGGAGTTATGAGATCAACGAGATTGCCGACTTGGTTGCATGCGAATTGCAAGATGGCTGTGAACAACACGAAATGCATGTTGATACTGATGTTATGCCTGAAACCACATTCCCGCAATTTGCGGCATTGTTAGATATTACAGTAGAAATCACACCAGCAATGGGTGAAGAATTAACTTACTAAGGAGAAAAAATATGGCAACACAAGCTAAAGGTATGAAATCTTCAACCTTGTTTGGGTTTGAGGACAGCTACGGCACTAAACAGACTGCCACGGCAAAAGTTATTAAATTACCGTTCAATTCCAATACGCTATCCAGCACCCAGTCTCTTATCACTCCAGGAACCATTACAGGAACAAGGAATCCTGTACAGCCTGGACTTGGGCAGATTGACGTATCTGGGAACATCGTTATTCCGCTTTGTGCAAGGAACATTGGGTATCTTTTGAAAGGTGTGTTTGGGGCACCGACCACAAGTGCCGACGCTTCCGGGAAGATTTATACCCATGTGTTTAAACTCACGGAAGAACAGCCTTCCTTCACAATGGAAAAAGGATTTAACGATATTGGTAAATATACCGTTTATACAGGCTGTAAAATCAGCAAATTGCAGTTCAACGCAGAAGTAGGGAATAACGAAACCACGGTGCAGGCTGATTTGATGGCGGCTGACGAAACTATCGAAAGCGCAACCATTAATGCAAATGCAAAAATGCAGCCGGTATTCCGTTTCGATAACATCAACGCAACTATTAAACAGGGTGGTAATATTCTTGGCACTGGCAGAAAAATGAGCCTTGATATTGATTGCGGATTGGACGGGGATACCTACTGCCTGAACGGTAAGTCTACACGCCCTGCAATCAATGAAGGTGTTATGGGTCTGTCCGGTTCTCTTACTACACTATTTACAGGTTTGGATTTGCTGAATCTTGCAATTAACGGAACAGAAACAAGCCTTGAACTCTTGTTTAAAGCAGGGAAATTCTCTTTGTCACTGCTTCTTCCCGAAGTACAGTTACAGCGGAAATCACCTGAAATCAGCGGTTCTAAAGGCATTACTCTTGACACGGAGTTCCAGGCATTTTTCTCCGATGACACACAAAAATCTGCTATTGTTGCAACGTTGATCAATGACGTTGCGTCCTATTAACGGAGGGTCCTATGGCAGTTAAGAAAACTAAGGGTTCAGAAGATACTGTAAGAGATGAAATTTTCCAGCTGATAAAAGAGGGAAAACTTCCAGAAGTAAGGGCGCTTACAAGAAAAGAACGCAAAGAACTGACAAAAACTGGATTTAATATGTATCAACCTAAGGTAAATGAAAACACTAATTTTTTGGATCTAAAAATGAAGTGTGTGGATTGGGTTGTTGATAATATTTATCCTGACTTTGATTGGGATGATGTCCCCAACAACGTAGTAAATATCTTTGTGGGATTCACACTTGGATTAACTTATGGGGATAATTTCATCGAAAAAAACTGATTGACGCTTGGGAATGGGCGGTAGTAGGCAGAAAGTATTGTGACGCCGCTTGCGGTGGATACGGTAAGAATATGAAGAAGTGTGCTAACTGCCCTGATCGCCCGCCTAAGCTGTTCCCTGAAAATATAAAAGTGTGGGAATTGTGGAACGCCGCATGTACACAATGGCGTACTTCCTTTGGGGGAGTAGTCGGGCTTGATTATACAGCGGTAGCGTACATCGCTAAAGCAATGGACGTTGACATGAATCCCGCAACAATAAGAAAGCTGAAAAAGCTTGAGACTTACGAATTAGAACGACTGAACAAGCAGGAGGAAGACGATGGCAAGAAATGATGTAGAAATAAAAATAACAGCGAAAGACGCCGCTTCCCCTGCGTTTGCACGGTTGGTTAAATCCGCTGAAAGAGCACAACACTCTATCGGCGGACTTGGCGAATCTGCAAGCAGAATGAATGGCCTGTTTATGAATTTAACAGGCTTTGCCGCTGCTGCAACAGGGATTTACGGGTTTACTGAAACCGTTGGGAAAGCAACAGAAGAAATCCTTGATTACTATAAAATCATGCAGCAGGGGGCGATTGCCACCGCTGGTACATTGATGTCCGTTGGGCAGATTGACGGCAAGGATTTAGGCTGGAATGACGCCCTGGCAATGAGTACTGGTTTAATGAAGAAGCTTGCTGATCAGGCTATTGCAACAGGTGTAAGTACAAAGGAATTGGCTTATGTCTTCCGTGCGGGGCTGGCACCAGCGCTCCGTGGCGGTATGAATGTTGAACAGTATACAAAACTTCTTGCACCTTTAACCGCAGTAGGCAAGATGTTAGGGTTAAATGACACTAACTTAATGCGTGATATTTCCGATATCATGAGCGGTCTTAACGTATCCCGCACAAAAATGGGGCAGGTACTTGGAATCACTGGGGCGGAAGTTAAAAAAGCGTCCGCAGAGGGGAAACTGTTTGAATACCTAAACATGCGCCTCCAGGGTGAAGTTATGGCTACAACGAAGTACCTTGAGACGTGGGAAGGGCGTGTAAACCACCTGAAAGAAGCCGTTGCACGTGTGGGCGGCGAGAGCATGAAGGGCGCTTTTGACACAATCAAAGAAGATATACAGGCAGTCGCTGAACGGCTTGTCATTGTTGATACCAAAACACAGGAAATCTATATCAGAAATGACGCAATGGAAACATTCAAAAAGATGAATGATCTTATTGTGTCTGCCGAACAGCAAATAGGCGGGCTGATTTCAGATATAGGGAGTGTAGGGTCTGCCCTTAATGTGGGCGGCGCTTCTCTTGAAACTATCAAATTTGCGGTAGACCACTTGAGGGAAGGTATTGAACTGTATGCGCTTCTCACAGCTACAAGCAAAGCCAGAGAGTTTGTAAATGGTGTGACGCTTGCGTTTAACCAGCAGGCAGCCGCACAGGGGGTAGTACAGCGGATAGCCGCTTCTGCCGGACGTGAGATTATGGTTCAGCAGAAAGCCATAACTGACGCTGTTAATGAAGAGACAACGGCGATGGTTAAAGGTAATAAGGAACTGGCAAAGAAAGTTAAACTTGCCAATGACCTTGTTATTGCGGAAAGCAAGCGTGCTCAAAACAGAGCCGTAAGAATTGGTGCAGGGGTAACAAGCAATTATAGCAATATTGCGAATGAAGCAGGAGTATATACCGCCGCAGCCGCTGAAAAAGTAGCCGCTGAAAATGCGGTTGCTTCTGCCGCATATAGAACGACGGCGGCTTATGGAGTACAACAGGCAGCCGTAAGAAATAACATGGTCGCTTCCGCCGAAGCAGGCTATGTTGTTCAGCGTGCAGAAAACAATAAAAGCGCTGCCGCCGCTAAAACAATTGCCGCATTGAAAGTACAGCAGGCTCAATATGCCATGGTGGGCGCTGCTGCTACATCAACAGGGGTTGTTGCTAATAGGGCGATGACTTCACAGCTTGGCATGATGGCAAAGGTCACCAGAGGGATTAAGGGGATGACTGCCGCTGTATATGCGCTTTCCGGCGGATGGCTCGGGCTTGCCGTTGTTGCAGGATACGCAGGATATGAAATGTACCGTGCAAAAATGGACAATAATGCCGCTATGAAAGAAAACGACATTACCCTCGATAACGGTACCAGAGTAACCAAAAACAAAGACGGGAAATACTATGTATGGGGCAGTAAGACCTATACGGATGAATTTGGGGAAGAAGTAACATCACACCCCGGATGGATGGCAATGGGCGATTCAATAAAGGATCGCTTTGATAGATACGCTTATGATTCCGAACTTGAAAAGAGGGAAATTACAAGAGAAGCGCAGGCACAGGCAGAGGCGCTAAAGAGATCAGAACGTGTTACTTCACAAATGAACGGGATTCTTGGACGGGCTAATGATATTTCTTACCGCAACATGGACGGAGCAGAAGATCAGGAAACCGCAAAGAAAGCCGCTGACGCACATGAGAAGTATAATTCTGTATTACAGCAGAACGGAGACCTCATCAACAAAGCTAATGCAAAGATGAGAGATATTATTTCCTCATTGCAAGAACAGCTGATGAAAATAAACGGCTCAAAATATGATGAAGATATCGCCAGCGCAAGAAAATCTTTCATGTCAACGCAAAAGAACATTGCGGAAAGCAAAACGACGCTAAAGAGCATAAAACCGTCTGTACTTGCCTTGGCGTCTGGTGGCGGTAATGCCTCTATGGTAGAAGAAGCCGCTAACCACTTAGGTGAACAGTGGGGCGTGAATACTTGCGCTGAATTTGTATCAGGAATAGCAAAAGCAGTAGGGATTGACAGTGTTAATTCAAGCTGGGTGCCTGATATTATAAACAGCGCACAAAATAAAGACGCTTACTATGGAAGAGACAGCGGATACGTACCGCAAAACGGAGATCTTGTCATCTGGGGCGGCGATGAACATATCGGGATTTCCGATGGCGCAGGCGGACATATCTCCAGTGATACCCACGGAGTAGTCCATGTAGACGCCTCACAGGAAGACACCTATTACGGAAAGCCCGTTTCTGGGTATATTTCCATGGCGCAAATGCAGGGGAACGTCAATCTTGCGCCCACAAGCAGAGAGACCTACACGCCTTATGGAGTTGATCTTGCTAATTCCATGAATGAAAAACTCTTCGATGAAAGAGTGAAAGAAGCAAAGAAAAATCTTGCCACAAGACAGCGGAAACAAGATTCTGAAACATTAATCAATATGCTTTCCACGGCGGTGAGTGATGAACGTGACGCTGTTCTTGCTCAACAGTTAGAAGAAAAGATTGCCGAACTCAAGGAGCGCCGTGAAGAGATTTACAAGGCAATCGCAGGTGACACTTCCGACAAAGAAGAGGTGGCAAGGGCTAATATTGCGACGGATAAGGCGATAGCGGCGGAAGAAGCCAAAATTCGCATGGAATCCTTTAACCAGCAACAGGAACTTGATGAAAAACGTATCGAAGAACGACTGAAACATAACCAGAACCTGTTTTACACTGAACAAGCAACGCAGAATGAGATTTTAGGGATGAACCGTGCCGCCCTTGAAGAATACATCGGACTATTAAACGAAAAGCTCAAAAACGACAAATTAACCGCAATACAGCGGCTTGAAGTTGAAAGCCAGCTTTCCGACAGCATAAAGAAACTGAACGAAAACAGACATAGAGACTTTTCACAGATGAGCGAAAAAGTAAAAGAACTTATGCGGAATGATGTATTAGATTATGGGTCTATTGTTGAAGATGGCTATAACTCGATAAAGTCTACATTTACCAGTTTTGGGCAGAATATGCTGACTGAATCCAAGAGTGTCAAAGAACGTCTTGAAAACCTGTTCAGGGATTTAGCTAACAACATCCTTAACATGGGAATGAAAATGGCAATGAACGGGATTTGGTCTAATCTTATCGGCGGGTTGACAAAGGGATTTGGCGCAAGTCCGACGGGACATGCCACTGGCGGATACATCACCGGACCAGGCACAAGCACAAGTGACAGCATACCTGCATACCTTTCTAATGGAGAGTATGTGGTAAAAGCAAGCGCTGTAAATCGTGTAGGGGTTGGATTCCTTGACAGTATCAACAGCGGATATATCAAACGCTTTGCCACTGGTGGAATGGTAGGAAGTGCCCCCACAGGAAGCGCAGGGAAGCCTAATTTCAAGGTAAACATTACCAATAACACTGGGAACGAAATAAGCGCCGAAAACTCCGACATCAATTTTGACGGAGAAAGTTATGTATTGAGTATTGTCTTGGATGGCATTGCCAATAACAAAATGGGCATGCGTACATTATTGAAAGGGATATGATGATTACTTTTCCGAACATTATGCCACCGTCTTATCCTCTTAAAGAAAAATACGAGGATAACACGATTAGAAGTACCATGGAAGACGGTTCTGTTATTACACGAAGAAAGTTCACAAGAAGCAGAGCGACATTTACCTTGCAGTATGACGCCTTGCCGATCGCACAGTATACCGCCTTGATTGATTTTTTCAGGAAGACAACGTTTATGGGAACTAAGCCGTTTGAGTGGACACACCCTGAAACAAAGAAGAAATATACAGTAAGGCTGAAAGAATTAGGCGATTTTGAGTTGAGTGTCATCGGGATCTATAAAGGTTCTGTGACACTGGAGGAAGTATGAACACTTTATCAGACATAGCGAAGTTTGAGAAGAATAAACAGTTCGCCGATAGTGTATATGTCATTCTTATGCAGATGAACTTGACAGACGGCAAAACCGTTATTCACTTAGCTTATAACACGGAAAACATTCAGTGGCGTGGTGAAACTTGGCAACCGTTTCCATTATCTTTGGGAGACAGCGTTCAAGAAACAGATGGTTCTATCCCTAACCTTGAAATCAAGGTATCTAATGTAACAAAGGCATTGATGGGATATTTTGAGAAATTCGGCGGGTTTAACGGAACAATCATCAATCTTTACATCGTTAATACCGAAAACCTGTCCTCAAAAATTCCTGAAATAGAAGAGAAGTACAAGGTTTTAAAAGGAAATGCCGATGAAAATTGGATAAAACTAACGGTTGGACCCGCATATTCCCCTGATAGGAAAATGCCACAGAGGAGATATTTAAAAAATGCCTGCCAAAGGTGCTATAAGAGCGCTATTTGCGGGTACAATGGGGCGATGACTACTTGTGACCACACATTAGCTGATTGTAGAAGACATGGAAATAAAGCCAATTTTGGCGGTTATCCTGGTATTGATCAAGGCGGTGTGTATAAATGATTAATCTTCGTGATTTGCTTGGTATTCCATTTACAAACAGGGGTAGGACGCTTGATGGGTTGGATTGTTACGGATTAGTTATGGAGGTTTACAAGAAATTTGACATTACTCTTCCAGAGTATAACGCCGATTTCGATGACACAGAAAATATTACCAAAATCATTCGTAAACAGATGAGAGAAGACAAGTTGTGGAAACGCCTTGATAAGCCAAAAACTCCATGTATTGTGGCTATAAGATACGGCGTTCCTCGACCGATGGTGAACCATTGCGGCGTGTATATCGGTGATGGGTTGTTCATGCATACCAGGTCAAAAACAGGGGCTGTGATAGAACATATAGATAGCCCAATGTGGCGTAACTTGATTGTAGGATTTTATGAATACAGGGGCAATAAATGATTACAGTTGTATTGGTAAAAAACGTATTTGAGCCTGATAACGGACGTGAAATCTATAAATTGCCATATATTGATGGCAAGAGTGTGGAAGATTATGTACGTCCGCTTGCCGATGACTATTCAGGATACAACACGTCCATTAATGACGACAAAGTGTATTATGAACCTGCTTTCTGTACTCTTTACAAAAAACAAATTAAACGTTCTCTCTTAAAAAAGAAACGCTTGAAATCAAGATATGTACCTGTGAAAGTTATTGCAGACCGCAGGCTAAAAGATGGCGATATTATCATTGTTTCCCCCGTTGTTGGCAAGGGCGGATTCCTCGGGCTGATTGCGACGCTTGCATTAGGATTCGTGGCGTTTGGCGTTGGTGGCTTGGTTGCTACTGGTGCATGGGGCGTCATGGGTACGACTTTCGGTTCCATGCTTATTGGGAATCTTGTTGCCGGAGCAATTATGATGTTGGGCGGTTCGCTTATTCAGCGCTGCTTTGGCACTTCTAAAATCGGGAGCAAAGACGTTTCGGCTGACCCCACCTATTCATGGGATGGAGTAACAAGCACGACAGGGCAGGGAGCATTTGTTCCGATTACTTATGGCACGGTTCTTTCAGGCGGGCAGATTATTTCCCAATTTGTAGAAACCAGTGGGAATAAACAATATCTCCACAGGCTGTATGCCGCAGGGGAAGGTGAACTTGAATTTTCCGATATCAGGATCAACAGCACGCCTTATGAACGGTATAAAGACATCACCATTGAAACGAGACCAGGAGACAATGAACAATCAATCATTCCCGGCTTTGATAAAACCGTATCTCAATCACAGCTTGGCTACGAACTGTCCAATTCTGTTTGGCGTGAAGTTCTTGTAACAGGCACTGCCACGGAAGCGATTCAATTATCCATCGAATGTCCGAACGGGCTTTACCACCAAAACGATGATGGCGGACTTGGGCATGTGGAACTTGCGTTGTCCATCCAATATAAAAAGAAATCTGATACTGACTGGAAAACGTATAACGATAACCTAAAAATTGAAGGAAGTACAGCAACAGCGATTAGAAATCAGTATATCATTGAACATCTTGACCCTGACGAATACTATGTCCGTATTAAAATTGTTCGATATTCCGAAAGCGACCCTAACAACATCAGGAACATGTTCAAGACTAACTGGACGGCGGTTGGCGGTGTTGTTTATGACGGATTCCGCTATCCAGGCACAGCGCTTGTTGCAATGAAAGGATTGGCCACCGAGCAGTTATCAGGTTCTCCCAATGTTACATTCCTGAAAACGAGAGCCAAAGTGTGGGCGTATAATCCGCATACAGGCAATTATGAACAGCAAGACGCCACCAATCCTGCATGGGCGGCTTATGACTACATTCATCAGGCGTACAGAGTAAAGAATAACCACACAGGACAATTTGAATTTGATATCCGTGGTGCTTCTGCTGATTTAATGCTGTATGATCGCTTTGCTGAATGGGCTAAATATTGTGACAGGAAAAACCTGAAAATAAATATAGAAATGTCGCAAGCTGATAATGTCCTTTCCGCAGTGAATGAAAATATATCCCCGATTGGTTATGGTGTCGTGCTTTTGTTCGGAACAAAATATGGTCCAGTTTGGGACGCCATTTCTGAACCTGTTCAGATGTTCGGCATGGGGAATATCATAAAAGGCACATTTAATGAGGAATTTTTACCGACAAATGACAGAGCCAACGCTATTGAGGTTACTTTCACCAATAAGGATAAAAACTATGAGCGTGACACTGTTACTGTTTACGGTTCTGACTATGATACTGACAATGACGATAAAACCACACAGGTAACATGTAACGGCATTACAGATTACAAGCAGGCGTATAGATACGGGAAATTCCAGCTGTTCTGCAATGAACGACTAATTAGAACGGTATCATTTGAGGCTGATGTAGACGCCATAGCTTGTACCGTGGGAGATGTAGTGCTTATTTCTCATGATATCCCCGAATGGTCATGGTCTGGAAGGATAATTTCCAAAGAGAACGGCGTTTATAAATTTGCCGTTGTGGCAGATAGCCTTGACGCCAATATCCCTAAATGGTTATTAACTTATCGGGCAAGCAAGAGTGACAAACTATATCAGGTGAATTGTTCCGTTACCAAAGATGATGAGTATATCTATGTAAAACCCCTTACTACGCCAGAAGAAGCACCTGGTGTCGGCGATATATGTGCTGTATCTTCTGTAACAACAGGTGTAAAGCCGTTCACGATAAAGAACATCACAAGGTCAAACAGCGGAAATACATTGAGACGTAAAATTACATGCCTTGAGTATGACGCTTCTGTTTTCAATGAAGACTACACGATTCCCACAATAAATTACTCTTCTCTTTCGACAACGATGGTAGAAGTAAGCAATCTAAGAGCCTACAAGAACAAATACAAGAATAATGCTGAAATTGTAGCAACGTGGGAAGTGGATGAAGCCGTCGAGGCATTTCTTGTGTATATCTCGCATGATAACGGTTCTACATGGGAGAAAGTATCTGATACCCCACTAACCGCTTGCAACATAAGTTGTGATAAAGACACTGATTATCTACTGAAAGTACGTACACTTAAGGGTGGGATTATTTCAGCAGGGAAGGTAGTTAATGTTGCAGAAGGATTAGATATTGTGCCACCCGCCACGCTCCCGAAGAGCATTACCGCTTATACAAGATATAGGACATTACCGAATGGGTCTCATAGATACGATATTCTTGTATCGTGGGAATCTAAAGATTTAATCGGGCGTGTCTGGTATAAAACAAACCACGTACAAGGCGAGGCAATCGTCATAGAAGACGGGCTAAGCGCCGATGAACTCGGCTTCGCTGGAGCGTGGGTGTACGCAGGACAGGGAAAAGGACAGCTGATTATTCCGCAGGCGCTACCAGGCGACACTTACCGAATAGCTGTCACGACTGCTGACGGACGGGGTGTGTTTAATCTACCTGATACTGCACCGAAAATCGACAAATTGGTTGCGTTGAAATCCACAATTCCGAATACTCCAG